CTGACCTTGGCCTTGGGGAACCGCTTCTGGGCGTCGGCTTCCAGACCGGCCAGAATTTCTTCTGCGTTTTCCAGAAACTCATGAATGGTCCATGCGTTGGAGGGGTGGAAGGGCAGTGCAATCATGGACTCGACCTTGGAGAGATCGATTTCGATGTACTTGTCATAATAAGCGTTTTCACCGGGATGGAGCAGCTTGTAGTCCTCAGTACGCTGATGGGCCTTGTAGAAGCCTTCGGTGACTTCATCCGTTTCCCAGATGGAGGAGAGGCAGGTGGTTTCCGTGGTCATGACGTCAATGCCGTTGCGGAAGTCGATGGGGAGACCGGCGATACCGGGGCCGGCAAACTCCAGCACGCAGTTGTTGACAAAACCGCTTTCAAAGGTGGCCTTTACCAGAGCAATTGCCACATCGTGGGGACCGATGCCGCGCTTAGGAGAGCCGGTGAGATAGACCAGTACCACTTTGGGATATGTTACATCCCATGTATTTTTCAGCAGCTGTTTGGCAAGCTCGGGGCCGCCTTCACCAACAGCCATGGTGCCCAGTGCGCCGTAGCGGGTGTGGGAGTCGGAGCCAAGGATCATGGCGCCGCATTTGGCCAGCTCTTCTCTGCCGTAGGAATGGATGACGGACTGGTTGGCGGGCACATAGATGCCGCCGTACTTCTTGGCGGCGGACAGGCCGAACACATGGTCATCCTCGTTGATGGTGCCGCCAACGGCGCACAGGCTGTTGTGGCAGTTGGTCAGGGCATAGGGAATGGGAAATTCCTTCATGCCGCTGGCTCTGGCCTGCTGGATGATGCCCACATAGGTGATATCGTGGGACAGCATGGCATCAAAGCGGATGCGCAGCTTGGAAGGATCCTCGGACTGGTTATGGGCCTGCAGAATGCGATAGGCCATGGTCTCTTTCTTGGCTTCCTCGGCGGGGATGGCCGCGGTGCTCTGGGGGACGCCGTTTACCAGATAGACGCCCTGTTCTTGTAATGTGATCAAAAGATTACCCCCTTTGGTAAATATCGACAGGGGCATATCACCCCAGTATGATTAAGCTTCATTATACCACCCCCGCCGCCGGATGGCAATAGCAAGCGCGAAATTCCCGTGAAGCATTGCCATTTGTAGAAAATTGTGGTATACTGGGGTAACTTATCATAATGAAAGGAGTCCTTCCCATGGCATTGTCTTTCGTTGCCGTCCTTGCCCTTGTTTTCTTCACGATCATCCTCGGCTCCATCATCTTTTTCATCGTCAGCCTTGTGCTTTACACGACAGCAAAGCGGGACTTCCGTGAACTGCCCCGCCCCGAGCTTCAAAAATCCCTGTCCACCCGGAAAGTGCTTCTGATCGTATCCTCTATCATCATGGGAACCTTGCTTGCTGTGTTGCTGACCTTTGTGATCGTGCTCTATTCCGCCCTGGCTTATATATAAATCGCTGAAGCCGGCGTTCCATCAGATTTCACTGCATCGTTCCCATCAGCCGTCTGCCGGGCAGAGGCAAAGGAATAGCAAAAACCGCAAGAAATCGACCCCGGAGATCCTCTTTTGCGCCTTTGGCGCGGAAGTGGATCCCCGGGGCCTTTTTTCAAATTTCCTGTACAGTGATTTGCAGATGGGCGGGAATGAGTTTACGCACAAGGATGCGGGTTTGGGAGAGTTCCTCTGCGGATAAATCCTGTGTGGATAAACGAACGGTGATTTCTGCTTTGTTGGCGTCGTTGCTTACCTCCGCCTCCAGTCCGCACAGCGCCAGCGCCTGTACTGCATCCGCCGCGCTGCAGCAACCGGCACCCTTATGGGACAGCAGCCAGGTCACAGCTGCCTGCCGCTGGGCAAGGGCCGTGGGCCGGGGATGGGTGGGGGCAATCTGCTCCCATTGGCCAATGGCGGCTTCTCCGGCATTCTGGGGAAAGGCATCCCGCAGGGTGGCCTGTAATTCATCCCAGATCTCGTCCAGCGCATCACCAAACGCCGCCAGAGATGCCCCGGAAATGCTCTCTTCTGACAGATCATATACCCCGAGGGGGGAAAGCAGCCGCTGTAGATAGTCAAAATAGGCCATCATTCGCCCTCCGTGATCTGCAGCGACCCCAGTGTATAGAGTGTCGCCTGACCGGGAAGACGGTCATTCTCCGGCTGGATGAACTCATAGTTTTTCACAAGGCCGGTGTTGTAGATCAGACTGCCCGCCTGAGAACGGTAGAAGCCCTGACGAAGCATGGGTCGTTCAAAGCAGGCTTCGATGGCGCTTCGGGCGGCTTCGATGGCCTCAGCAGTGCTGACTCCGTCCACGGGCCAAACCTTCAGTGTGACATCCACTGCCTGCATGATCGGCTTCATCAGCTGCAGCAGAACACCAAGTTCTGTGCGCTCTTTCAGGGCTTTACGGACGGCATCCAGATGGCTGTCGTTGGGGCTGCCGTAGTCCCCGGAAATGCACAGAGCCACGGTCCCTTCTCCCAAATAGGCGGGGATGGCAGCGGCGGAGGTGATCCCCTCCTGTGCCAGGGCCACGGCTTCATCATAGTCGCTGTTGGCACCGTTGGGCATAGCACGGCAGGCACGCAGCACCCGCTGGCGCAGATGCTCGTCGGTTTCCGCCTCTCTGCCGCCGGCAAAGGCGGCAGAATTGACCACAAGGCTGATGTAGGTCGGCGCCTCCACCATGCCGGTGATCTCTCCCGCCGCCACATTGCCCTGAATACCTGCTTCGGTGCATTCCGCCTTTGCCTCGCCGCTTCGGCTGCCCGCAGAAATGCGGCAATCCTCCGTCAGGCGGAAGCTCACCCCATTGGGCACGCAGAACAAGGTGCCTGCGGGGATGCTCAGAGCAAAGCCGAGGGTCTGGGCAAGACCCAGCGTCAGAGTACCCACGGCATGGGTCGCGGCATCCCGGCTGAGTCCGTGAATTTCCGCATGCAGATCCAGGTATTCCCCATCCGCGGTATGGGGGAAGCACTGCCGCCGTGACCAGTCGGCATAGGCATACAGGCTTTCCAGCTGCGCCGCTGCCGCATACAGCCGCACCGCCAGATCGCAGCTGTCATCCGCCGCGAAACCGGAGCGGGCTTTTATCCCCTCCAGCATGGCCTCATAAAGTTCCTTCGTTGTTTTCATACATTCACCTCCACCAAAAGGGTATTTTCACCCAAAGTCAGCTCTGTTTCCACACAAATGGCCTGTCCCTGCTGTGTCACTTGCACAGACTGCACCTCCACCCCGCTGCCCTGCAGAGCCTCAATGCAGTATTGCCGTGCGCAGACCTCCCAATCTCCCGGGCGGAGCCTTCCAAGCTGCCAAAGGCGGCTGCCCAGCTCCGGCAGGAAGGGGAAGCTGCCCCGTCGGCACTGCAGGCGGAAAACCGCGTTGGCAAAGGCGGCATCTGAACCCGACATCCGGGTAATGCCGCCGCCCTGTGCCACATAATCTCCGCTCACCAGTTTATTCACCATTGGTGTTCCCTCCCAGTACCTGTCCGTTTACGATGACCTTGCCTGTCAGCTCGATGGTCCCGTCCTTCCGCAGCCGGATGGAGCCGCTGCCCGCATACAGCATCACTTCCCCGGGCGAAAGCTCTCTTTGCTCCGGCTGAATTCTTCCGATGATGCAGGGAGCGCCCTCCCGCAGCACCAGCACCTGATCTCCCGTGTCGGGAAGCCAGACAAAGCCGCCGGGGGAGACCAGTGGCAGCAGCCTTTGCTCCCGGTCGGCATCCTTGGCGGCGGCCTTGCCGCCGGATATGGTCACCTCGCCAAAGCCGGAGACCTCCGGCGGCGTTGTTTTGCAAAATTGTTCAGAAAGCCACATGATTAGACCTCCTTTGCCCGCAGGCAGAGCTTTGTTGTTTCGCTTTTTCCGTCAAAATGGCGGCAGACCTCCGTGACGGTGAAATTGCCGTCTGTCGCCATATCCGGAAGGCTTAGTATCACCCTGTCACAAGGCTGCGCCGGGTGATACCCGGGCAGAACAACTTCCACTGTGTCCAGATTTTTAGCGGAAGCCTCCAATCTCTGCCTTGCACTGCGTTCCGTAATGCGGGTAAAGGGGCCGGAGCGGGTGGCCACCCGATGGCTCGCAATATCAAAGCTTGACAGGGCAGGAGCTTCCGCCGTTCTGGTGGCAATATGGCTCAGATCGATGACCTTTTGGGAAGAGATCACCCCATATCGGCACAGCCGCCGGGCGGCAGACAGGAGATCCGTCGCCCGGATGGTGTGCTGCCCCTTCCCGGGGGCAATGCACAATGTGCCATCGGTCAAAAACCGTGGCTGCGGCGCTCCCGCGTGGAGGCAGAAGCCATGCAGCACCTGCTGGCAGGTGCTGCCCGCACCCACGGACAGGAGCTGCGTCCGCCACGGGCCGCCTTGAACGGAAATCGCTGAGACCCCATAGGGCCTGACATAGCGGCTCAGTACGGTGTCGAGGTCCAGGGTGTAAAACTCCGCCCCCTCCACCTGATTGTCCATCAGCTTTGCGGCAAAGCCTCTGCCGCAGAGGGTGGTGACAAAGCTGTTCTC